CCGCCGCATGCGGTGAGGGAGAGGGCCAGCAGAGCCGCCAGCCACATGGTCACTGCTCGTTTCATCTCGCTTCGCTCCTTTCTTCCGGTCCAAATACGGGAATCTTCCCTTCAACCATTCAGACGGAAACGGAAGCGGCCGGTTGCGGTGAGGTTCCATTTTTGAGGAAAATTTTCCGCCGGGGGGCGGCAAAAGGCTTTGGAGCCGGGGAAAATCACCTCCCCTCCCGCCCCCGCATAGGATGGGAAAAAACAGGAGGTAACGCCCTATGCCCATCATCTATCTCTCCCCCTCCACCCAGGAGGGCAACTACTACGTCAACGGCGGCACCGAGGAGGAGTACATGAACCTGCTGGCGGACAAAATGGTCCCCTATCTGGACGCCTCCGGCATCCGGTACACCCGGAACACCCCGGACATGACCGCAGCATCCTCCATCGCCGCCTCCAACGTGGGGGACTACGACCTGCATCTGGCCCTCCACTCCAACGCCGCCCCGGAGGGAAAATACGGCCAGGTGCGGGGGATTATCGTCTTCTACTACCCCACCAGCCAGCCCGGCCAGCGGGCCTCCACCATCATCGCCAACAATTTAAAAGCAATCTACCCCCTGCCCAACCTGGTGCGGGCCCAGGGAACCACCACCATCGGGGAGGTGCGCCGGGTGCGGGCCCCCTCCGCCTTTCTGGAGCTGGGCTACCACGACAACCTGGAGGACGCCAACTGGATCAAGGAGAATCTGGATGCGGTAGCCCGGAATCTGGTCATGTCCCTCACCGACTTCTTCGACATCCCCTTCCTGGCCCCGGAGCCCATCCGATCCGGTCGGGTGGATGTGGACTGGGGGGTGCTGAACATCCGCGCCCGCCCTAATCTGAACGCCTCCATCCTGGCCCAGGCCCCGGACGGCGCCCCCCTTGCCATCCTCAATCACTCCGGCGGCTGGTACCTGGTCAACTACAAGGGGACCATCGGCTACGCCAAAGACGACTTCGTCACCCTAAACGGCTGAGGAGGCATGCCATGGACATTCATGTGGTGCAGCCCGGGGACACCCTCTACCGGATCGCCCAGCAGTACGGGGTCCCCATGTCCCGCCTGCTGCTGGATAACCGGCCCCCGGACCCCGGCCGGCTGGCGGTGGGGCAGGCGCTGGTGGTCCAGTACCCCCAGGAGACCCTGATCCTCCAGCCGGGGGAGACCCTGGCCCAGGCCGCCCAGCGGGGCGGGATCTCCCTGCGCCAGCTTCTGCGGAACAACCCCCAGCTGGAGGGCGGGGAAACCGCCCTCACCGGCCAGGAGCTGGTCCTCTCCTTCCAGCAGGAGAAGGAGGGCTCCCTCTCGGTGGGCGGCTACGCCTACCCGGAGATCGACCCGGCCCTTCTGCGCCAGACTCTCCCCTTCCTCACCACCATGGCCCCCTTCACCTACGGCATCACCCCCCAGGGCGGACTTGTCCCCTTGGACGACCAGGCCCTCATCGACGCGGCCAAGTCCATGCGGGTACGGCCCCTGCTTCACCTGTCCACCCTCACTCAGGAGGGCACCTTCTCCAACGAGCTGGCCCACACTGTCCTCACCGACGGGGCGGTGCAGAACCGCCTGGCGGCCAGCCTGCTGGAGACCATTCAGCAGAAGGGGTACCGGTGGCTGGACGTGGACTTCGAGTTCATCTACCCGGAGGACGCCGCGGCCTACGCCGCCTTCATCGCCCGCATGCGTGAAAGCCTGTCCCCCCTGGGCCTCCCGGTCTTTGCAGCCCTGGTCCCCAAGACCTCCGCCGACCAACATGGAGACCTGTACGAGGGCCACGACTACCGCCTGCTGGGTGCGGCTGCGGATTTTGTGTTCCTGATGACCTACGAGTGGGGCTATACATATCATCCTTAGAGATAAGAGCAATAGACCGGGGAGGCACAATCGTGCTTCCCCGGTCTGTCTGCCAGATTTCAGCTGCCCAGTTCCTTTTTGACCGCCTCCAGGATGGCCACCCCCATGGCAGCCATCTCCTGGCGGATAGCGGGCCCCTGCGGACTGGCGATGGTCAGCCCACCCTTGCCGTCGTCCACGCCGGTCAGGATCCCGGCCTGGATGGCCCGCTGGATGTACTCTACGGCCCAGCCGCTGGCCTCCGCATGGTTGCGCTTGGCCTCCTGGGCGGCCAGCTCCTCCCGGACGATGGTCCGCACCTGTTCCTCGGTCAAATCCTCACCTCCCTGCATTTCCCGGGCCACGTCCGCCCGGAAGTTGTCCATGGTCACCCCGAACCGGGGCCACCAGTGGGTCACGTCTGCGTGGTTGCTGGCGATTCCCCGCCGGTAGCCCTCACTGTGGCAAATCACCACGCCGTCCGCCTGCGGATCCAGACCATAGGTCCTGCACAGGTAGGCGGTCAGCTCCACGGCCTCCTGGTACACCGCCGAAAAATAGCTGGCGTCCGTCAGACCGTCCTCGCAGATCTCGACGGCAACGTGCGTGTCATTGGCTGTTCCCTTGTGCCCTTTCCCGCAGTGCCACGCCCGCCGGTTCCAGGGCAGGGTCTGCACCGCACCTACCTTTCCGTCCGCCCAGTTTCCGATGAAGGCATGGACACAGCGGTCCAGCGGCTCCCCAAATTTCTCCTTCCACTGGGCGTTGGTCTGGTCCCAGTGGTTGCCGCCGGTGTTGTAACCCAGCACAGAGTCCCCCGGTACATACCGGGAGACCTTGGGGTTATTTGCCCCAGTGCTGTGAATCATAATCCCGGCGGGGCGGATAGTCCGCCCCACCGTGTAGCAGTTATTATGGGTCAGGATCTGTTTTCGGAGCCTCATTCTCTCTCACTGGCGGAATCCGCCTTGTCCTCTCCTCGTCCCTCACTGCCGTCTCCGTCCAATTTGTTCCCCGCACTGTCCACCGCGTCCTGGGCCACCTCCAGCAGAGAGAGCAGCCAGGAGGGCACCGGAGCGCCCATCTCCGCCGCATTCTCGGCCATGCTGCCCAGCTCCGTGATGATGTACCACACCAGCACCACCGGGCAGATCAGCCCCGAGAACTCCACTGGGAGCTGGATTACTGGCAAGTGGGCCAGCACCGTGGCCAACAGCAGATCCGCGCCGGCGGCCACGATCACCACCACGATCATCCCGGTTTTGTGCCAGATGCCCTCCCGGGCCTTGGCGGAGCTCCAGGCCCCGCCCTTGGCCGCCGCGGCGGAGCCGGTGATGTAGTCCAGCACCATGCAGATGATCCAGCCCACCACCAGCCAGCCCATCCAGCCCCACAGGCCGGTGAGGGCCCCGGCGATTGCGGCCACCGCCATTTTGATTCCGTTGATATGATCTGTCATACTGTCGCCTCCTCAAAATACTGTCCCACCAGCTCGTGTGGGAGATATTGCAGGATCACGGTCCCGCCCTCTGCCTCGCCGGTGCGGGCGCACCGGTATGTGTGACTGTCCTCCGGGTCCAGGTAGTACAGGCCGTACTGGTACTCCATGCCCCGTGCCGCCGGAATGGGATCCTCCAGGGTCCCGGCGTTGCTCCGGTTGATCGCCGCCCACATGGCCGGGGTGTTTTCCGGCTCCCAGCCTGTCTGGTTGGTGTGGGCCTGCTGACAGCGGTACAGCTGGCCGCCTGGGCGGCGGACAATGTACTGCTCCGTGTAAGCCGTATCCGCAGCCCACAGGTCGTACAGCTCCGGGACCTCCAGCGCCTGGGCGTCCGGGAGGCTCTGGGCCTGCATCCGGGCCAGGCGGACCGCCGCCTGCATCTGCTCCTGAGGACCAGGCTCCGGCGCGGGCATAGCCGCCAGGTCGGCGGAGATCTCCTCCTCGGTGCGCTCCACCACCCGGCCCCGGTCCAGTTTGTACCGAGGGATGCCGTCCTCGGTATACAGGGGACCGTCCAGGTAGTTGCCCTGGGCGTGGTGGTAGCGGTCGCCCCAGCCCTCGTCGATCTGCGTCCAGCCCTCCGTGTCGGCCAAAAAGGCGCTGGAGTTGATCTCCAGGACGCGGTTGGAGGAGTCGGTGCGGATGTATACGATGTATGTATCCATAGTGTGTACCTCACTACAAATTCGCGTCAAAAATAAAGCGACCAGTCGCGTCACTATCAATACGTAGCATTGCAGGATGACCGATTGCTGATGCAGCATTAGTATCTGCTAGGATAGTAGCTCCGTTAACAGACGAATACTCCAAATTTATAGCTGACACCGTATATGGAGACGAACCATCTGTCACAGCGAAATTGCCGTTAAAAGAGAGGCTGGGACGTGTTCTCAATGGCACAGGATAGGGAACAAAAATCCGCGCTCTTGAGTTTGTTGTAAATACTCCGGTTCCAACAAAAACAGTGGTTCTATTAGCCTCTGGCAGAATCACTTGTTGATAACGCCTACATTTAAGAAGTTCCACTGGGTCCGGCCGCTCCAGCAACTGCAAAACGCCAGAACTGTCTTGATAGCCGAGGGTTTGAATGGACCCTTCCTCCATAGTAAACGCCCGCAGCGAAATACTTTGTCCATTTTGATTCGCACGATCAGAGCATTGGAGTCCAATATAATTTTGACCCGTATTGTAGTTAATGGTCGCGGTGGCGAAAAACAGACCCGTTTGCCCTGCCGGAATATTACCGTATGCGACGTTTCCAACCCTGAAATAAGTAGGCAGGGACATCGAATTTCCCGTGACAATTACAGCCAATGTCACCCGCTTGCCGTTGAGCTGCTCAAAAATTTCCGGCTCGAGGTATTGCTGTATCATCTGATTGGTGTTAGAGCCGGATGCGATGGTCAGCTTTACGCCGCCTCCATCCAACATATCCAACTTGTGTTGACCCGTCACCATCCATCTATCCGGCCCATAACCTGGTCCCGTATAACTGCTCTGTCCTCTCTGGTTAACGAGAAAAAACGGGTTGTCATTGAGTTTCGGCCGCACCCCCGCTCCCAGCGCCGCAATGGCCCCCTGGGGCGTGGAGGCTCCGCCCAGCTGCAAAGCCCCATCGACTCCCTTGTCGATCTCCTCACCGCTGTAACGGCTGGTATAGTATTCGGTGGGCGGTTCCACGAGGGCGGCCATCTGAGCTTCCAGGGCCGCCAGTCGTTCCTCTGTTATCATTTTCTCACCTCACACAATAAAGCGTCGGCCGAACTTATCATTAAACCATTTGGGTGTCTTTGTTACCAGAGGCCCCGCCGCTTGAATAATGGGTACGGAGTAATACAGGATAATAATCCCGTCGCCTCCCTGTCCTCCCGGGCTGCCCTGGCCTCCCGGTCCCGGTGTGCCGGGCTCAATAGACGTAGAGACCCCGCTGTCGGGCTCATAGCTAATCCCGCACAATCCTGCCGGGCTTCCGCCTCCTCCGCCGTTGCCGCCGTCACCGCCCATAGTAAGGTCCGCTTTAGCAGGCGGAGATGCATTGGCTCCAGCCAATCCGTCCGCTGCTGTGACGGTAAGCCGACTGCCGGTTGTGATGGTGCCGTAAGTGGTGCTGTTGGTTCCGTTGCTGCCCACCGCCGCGCCGGAGCCCAGTGCGGCGGAGACGATGCCAAGCACATCATTATTGGGTTCGGCGGTATGGGTAGCAATCTCGTCTCCGCTGCTCGGAGTGTTGCCGCCGTTATATACTGTCCCGTCCCAGGCGGAGATGTTCGGGGCAGGCTGAAATTGGAGGATGTTATCCGCCGCAGGAGATTGATTTGGGATTTTTCCGGCGGAGGCCCCGCCCGCAATGCCTGTCCGGCCAGAGATGGCGTAGGTGTCTCCGGTAATAGGATCGGTATATCCGTCTTCCGACGTAGCTCCAGCTGCAGAACTGGCAGGGCCAAACGTGGTATCGCTGCCCATACTGCCTGCACCGGTACTGCCGGAGGGTGCGCCAGTGCCGCCTTGGCCGCACTGGTAGGCCACTGTTTGGAGATCTGAAACATCTAACTCACCCTGGAGGATTCTCCCGCCCTGGCCTGGCTGCCCGCCGTCGCCTCCGGGACCTGCTTCACCGTACCGGTATCCGAACTCGGTACGCCAACCAGTGGAGTACAGGAAATGATCATAGTCCCCGCCCGGGCCGCCCGAGTTGCCCGCATAGCCTCCCTGGGCGCCGCTGATGAGGATGTATGTCACAGTGGTCACACCGTCCGGCCGCTTCCAGTTACCTCCCCCGGTGAGAACTTCCCGTTTGGTTTCATAGGAGATTTCCCCGCTGGAGGGCGGCGTGAAGCCCACCAGCAGGTTTTCCTCCGCCCGCAAAGTCCTCGAAAGCGTAATATCTGCGGAGGCGAGAGTAGCGGTGACCATCTGCTGATCATATGGATCCAGCACATTGATCACATAGCCGGGCCGCTCCGTAAGAGCTATAACAGGTGCAGAGATAGTTTTTGTGCATGCGTAGTACGCCTGCATGCGGTCCGCAACCGCAGAAGCGTTTGTGATTGACACCAATGTGGCGTCTGTGACGGTGACGATGTTATCGACAGGGGTATCTGCTATGGCCCTTGTAAAGTCATTGGTCAGGTGGAGGTATGGTATCCCGGTCAAGGTGCCGGTTCCGGCTGTCAACACAGCATAATTTGCTCCGCTCTCCTGGACAGCAAATCCCGTCGCCTGCAGCTCCGCCATAGGCTCATCGAAAACCACCAGCGTACCAGCGGACGCTGTCCCCTCAAAGAGAGTCGTGCGGTCCGTTTCAGCACCCTGCTGATATTGGTGAGCGGTCACGGTTACTGCCGTAACCGCCGCATTGTACTGGACTGTTGCGTCGTTATAAATACGGTCGCCTGGAATGGCGCTGGATACGCCCGGCCACAACGGCTCCACACGGAAGGTGCCATCCTGATCCACGCCGAGGTAGGCGCCGATGGCAAACAGCACCTGAGCCAGATTGTCCCGGGCGGACCGGTCCGGTGGCTTGGCATATGGCAGCCAGCCATAGAGCTCCATATCAGCTAAGTTGGATTTGATGTATACAGGAAAAGGCCCGCAGATATCCCGGACAATCGTTGCAACTGTCTGCCCGGCATAGATTCCCCCTTTGTGCGGGAGCTGCTCCAGAAGGCCAACCTTAGACGTCCCGCTGATGGCATACAATTTTGGTCCTACCCGCTGGATCGACTGGACATAATAGAGCACCGGCATGCGGCCGTCCCGCCGGTAAATCAAGGGCTCATTTCTCTGAAAATTGGTGATAGACGGGTCTGCGCACTTTATGGTCACCTGGATCGTGCTGCTGCCCAGTGCGGAGCTGGGCAGCGAGATTTCATCATAGGGATTCCCATCCCGAATTTGATTCCCGGAAAACGTCCAGCTGCGGTATATGATCTGATTTGCCATAGTCTCTCCTAACTGGTCTCTGGTACCCGCTGGGGCTCGATATACCGGTATTGGACAGTCAGGCCCCGCCACTTGGTTCGGCCCCCTACAATTCCCCGATAGGTGTCCTGCCCGCTTTCCACCATGGCCTCATAGGTGATGGTGGTCTGTCCGTATGGCATGATGATGGTGTGACTGTCTACCGGTGCGCTGATGGCCTCGAAGAACGCGTCGTAATCTGTGGGATAGCGCGGGTCCGGCTCTACCTGCATTTGATAGGTGTAGCCGGTACCTAGCAGATCCCGCTCATGTCGACCGGAGAGCATTTCCCCGGCGTTGACGCCTTCCAGAAGCTCAAAAGAGCGGATCAACGTGTCGTATACAATCCTCACCCGATAGGTAGTTCCGTCCATATTCAACTGCTGCGCCAAAAACGGCATAAGCTCATCCCCTCATTTCTTAACGATATTGACCCCGGCTCGCGTGGTTTCTGCGTTGATATAGGGGACGATTGCCCTGGCAAAACGCTGCCCACCCAGAATGAGATTCACAACCAGCGGCCGGGTACTCTGTATCCCGCCCGAATTTCTGGGCTGGCTGGACATGGCGCGGGCAACGGCCTCTTCGATGGTGGACACAGGAGAGACTACCTCTGGCTCGCTCCGATTGTCGCCCAACACGGCCAGGAATGGGTTGTTTGGAGGAATCAGGCCGCCGGAGGCAAATCCCGGAAATCCAGAGTAAGCGTCCGGACTGGGCGTTGATCGGGGTTGGAAACCATCGCCACGTTCATTTCTTTTTCCGCTGCTACCTCCCCCAGTTACCGCACCAATGATTGCAGCTAATGCCACAAGCGCTGCGGTTACCGCTAGGATAATGGGTAGCCAAGTGGACATTGCTACTCCGGCGGTTCCCGCCGCTACCGCAACAGCGGAAATAATGCCAGCAATCGGACTAATTGCGGCGATTAAAACCAGAAACACGCCGATAGCAGATTGAACACTGGGAGGTAGCCGGTTAAAGAAATCCAAAATCCCAGTGCCAAGCTCTACAATGGATGTAAGAAACGGTTGAACCGTTTCTGCCAGTTCCGCCATATCCATTTGGAACTCATAGCTGGCAGTACGGCTCTTTATAATTTCTTTGCTGTTTTGCTGCCAGGCCTGATAAGTTTCAGCCAGTCCCTCGTGAGCCAGAGTACTGAGGATCACATTCTGGCGTCCAACAGCGTCGGGAATGAGCGCAAGTTGATTGGAGAAATTTTCAGCGCCGATACCAAGCCGGTCAAGGAGTTCCCCAAACTGTCCGGTAGCTTCCCCGGTAGCCAACGTTTCCTGCAAACTGTCTGCCAGACTTTCGATTTTAAGGGTATCAGGAAATCTTAAATATGCGCCAGCCAAATTTTCTACTGCCGCCTGGAGATTGCTTTCCGTGAATCCGGCCTGTAAAAGGTTTGAGGTTGCCTCCAAGCTGCTGTCCAGTTCTCCAGAAACCACTATAAAGTTTTTCATAGCGCTCTCCGCTTCGGTAAAAGGAACGCCAGCATTGGCTGCGTTAGTTTCTAAAACCGCCATGCTGTTGCGCAATTCTTCCGTAGCAGGCACCGTTGCCGCCGCGGCGGTGAGAATCCCAGTCGCTGCGGTGGAGATTCCCTGAGTAGCATCTCGAACTTTTCCAGCGCCAGCAGACAGGGTGCTCGCCGAGGCACTGAATTTTTCGGCGGAAATTCTGAAGTCCTCAAATTTCTTTTGAGCATTTTCTGCAGCTGTTTCAGTCTCCGCTAACTCTCGCTGAATCGCATCAAATTGTTTTTGATCGATCTTGGCCCCCGCAAACTCTTTGTTTACCGCCTCGATGGCCTGTTCGAGCTCGTTGGCCCGCTTCCGGGTATCGTCCAGCTTTTGTGTGAATTTATCATACTGCGCGGTGGAAATCTCACCGTCCGCCAGCTTCTGCCGCATGCTTTCGGCATTACTCTCCAAGCCCCGCAGGGAGGCGCTCACGCCGTCCAATTCCCGCTTCAAGGGGTCGTAGGCGTTCTGGTATGCGGTCCCCCGCTCCAAGGCCTTGTCGGCGTTCTCAGCGGCCTTGCGCAGAGTGTCCAGTTTCTGGGTGGTGGTCTCCACGGACTGGGCAAGCAGCCGCTGCTTTTGGGCCAGCAGCTCCGTGTTTCCGGGGTCCAATTTTAGGAGGCGCTCCACATCCTTCAACTGTGTCTGGGTGTCGCGGAGCGTCTTATTTGTCCCGGAGAGTGCCTTGTCCAGTTTGGTGGTGTCGCCGCCGATCTCAATGGTGATGCCTTTGATTCGGTTTGCCAAATCAGCACCTCCTTAAAACTTATCAAAGTCCTCCTGCGCGGCCAGCTGGGGATATTCCGCCGTGTCGTTTTCGGCCTCGATCATCATGTCGGTGACCATGCCGATGGTCATAAGTTCGAGATCTCGGATTGGAATACCCAGCTGGGCCACGCGCAGGAGGAACAGAGCGGTGGTCATCTCCCGGTCGATGGATCGTGTTTTTTTTTAGCAACTGACAGGATGGCATTGTTGGCGGTCCAGAGCTCAAAGAGCTCCGGGAAAACAGCGTAAATAGAAAACGTGTTGAAACCGTCCAGCCACTCCTCCGGACTTTTAGCCTCCATGTTCGGGTCGGCGTGCTTGGCCATGAGATAGGAGACGTCCTCAAAAATTTGCAGAAACTTGGGAGGGATAGGGCCCTCACCCCGCTCTGCCGCCTCCATGGCCGACTTGAGCGCCGTCATATCCTGGAGGATGTCCCGTCCAAACTTGATCCGGTAGAGCCGGGGGATGGCCGCTGTGGCCCGGAAGGTGACCGCTTTCCCGTCGATCTCAATCGTTTTGGTCATGGTCAGCCCTCACTGGCGACTACTGCCGCAGTCCCGCCGGCCACCGCCTTACCAGATGCGTCCACCTCTACCACCGCGATCTGCTGGCCGTTCGTGGCGCTGATGGCCTCTGTGCCGTCCCATTCCGTCCAGTCTGAGCCCACGGTCTCTCCATAGGCCGGAAGCGCCACAGTCGCACCGGTCTTGGTTTTATAGCTGTGGCCGGCCCCCAGAGCAGGCGTCACTGTCAGCACTGTCTTTCCAGCGCTCTCACCGGCGGCGCTGACCACCGCCAGCTCGCCCAGCGGCTGCCAGACGGCAGAGTACCAGCTGTTGTACTGCGCTGCAGGGGTGTCCGCCGTGGTCTTGGCCTTGACGTTTCCGTTGGCCAGCGGTGCTCCAGTAAAATTCATGGTTTCAGTGGTTGGCGTTTTGGTGTTGGTCGTGGTGGAGCCGGTCACGCTGGGCCGCCCGCAGGTGCAGTTGTAGAGCACATGGCGGATGGCCCGCTTATCGCCCTGGAACTCAAAGAGGAGGGCAAAGGGATTGGTCTGGTTGTTAATGTTCTCCACCAGGATCTGGGCCTGCTCGTCAAGGGTTTCGTTGAGGATATCCTGCCGGAAGCTGTCCGGAATGATGGCAACCTCGAAGGAGCCGCTGTATCCATCGTTGGCTGCCGAGACAAAGTAGGCCATGTTATCGGCATAAAACGTCTCTGTGTCGCCCTGGGCGTCCATGGTCAGAGAGACGGACCCCGGGATGGGGATGGGGGTAGCAAACGTGGCATTTCCGGCCTCGTCGACGGTGAGCGGCGCGTAGTGAGCATTTTTCAGGCCGTACTTGACCTTGTTCTTCATATCAGCCATTTTCTACACCTCGATTTCAAAAATTGATTCGTATAGGCCCTCGCTTTCCAAAAAGGAAAAGTCTGCCTCATATGGAATATCCGCGGCAGTGAGGGCCGCCTCCACCTTCCTATCCAGCGCCGGGTCCCGTACCGTGTCGTAGATCTCCAGTCGGATCTCCCGGGCGTTGAAGTAGTTGGTATTGTCCGCATGAAAGGGGTCGTAGGGCCCGTCCAGGTAAACCCCGTATGGCGGCACCGGCGGTTTCTCCCAGTGGTGATAGGCCCATGGGATGCCCACCGGAGCCAAAATTTCCAGTAGCTCTTCGTGGGTCATAGTCACCGCTCCCTTAGCACATTGGTGATCTCATCCACCAGCTCTTTCTCTGCCTGCTGCTCCGCTGGCTCGACATGAGGGGTCCCCTCAACACGACCTCCGGTTGCCTTTTGATGTCCATCCTCCAGGAGATGGATCAAAAACCATCTGGTCCGGTTATAAATGACAGCGGCTGTGCTCAGCAGGCCTTTTTCGATCTGCATGCGCCAGCCCTTCCGGTATGCGCCGCTTTGTTTCGGAGAATCCTTCCGGATTTTTTTCAGACACCGCCGTGCGACCCGGATCACGGCCGCATCTACATTTTCTTGCACCTCACCGGCATACTGTTCCAATTCTGCTTGGACCGCTTCGCTGAGCGCATCAATTCGAATCTTCAGCTAGATACCCCCTTATCACCCCGTCGTTGTCCTCTAGGTCCAGGTCCGTTACCAGAAGGCCGTCCTCGTCCGTGGTGGGTGTGATCTTGCGTATCACATAGTAGAGAGCATCCACCAGGCAAATATCCCGCACAGAGAGAGGGATAGTATGGTCCCGCCAGATCCGCACCGTCCGGTCGATCCGCTGGCCGGCCTTGGCCGCCGCATAGTAGCGGGTAGCTCCCACAACCCGGTCTCCAAATACCGCGGTGCGCTTCTTGCTCAGCGACCATTTCACCGGCGGGGGCGCGGTGCCCTCGGTGGAGGACACCGCGTAGATGGTCAGCACCCCGGAATCCAGGATCATGTGGATTCACCCCGCCCTCTGGCCAGCAGAAGATCCAGCCGAAATCGCCGGACATAAGCCGGCTCCGCCTCGCCTGTGATCCGCTTGCGATAGATCCATGCGGCTGTCCCGATGACAGTCTGGGCATAGTCCATGGTTCCGTCATCCTGAATCCCCTGCCGCGTCAGGTTTGCCTTTGCCGCCGCCAGGAGAGACGGGAGATACTCCGGATCTCCCGGGAGATCTCCCGTCCGCTGAAGATCCAACTTCAGGAGGGACAGCATGGCCGCCTCATCCATAGCGGGGGCCATCTCAGCTCTTGGTCACAGAGACCGCGTAGTTTACGGTCTCGTCGCCATTGGTCACGGCGATGGCCACCGTGTTCGCGCCATCGGTCCAGGTGGCGGCGGCGCCGTTCTGGACCTTCTTTCCGTTGACCTTGATGATAGCCAGGGATCCGGTGGTAGGCACCGCGCTGATGACGTCACTGGTGTTGGTAGTCGTGGTGGTGTAGGTGTCCTCATTGGGGTCAAAAGCGGGGCTCAGGGTCAGGGAG